AGCGCCTGGTCCGCGCCAAGGAGATTCTCCCGCATGGCCAGTTTCTGGGATGGGCCCAGAAGGAATTCTCATGGACGCCGATGCATGTGAACCGGCACATCCATCTCGCGCGAAACATAACACGCGTGTTATCTTTGGGACCCGAGGCCAGCCTGCGCGGGGCGCTGGCCGCCATCGCGGCGCCCGAGTGGAACGCCACACCAGGCGAGCCGGCGGCCAGCGCGGCGGTCAAGGCGCTGCGCGTGGTGTTCGAGGACACAGGTGAACGGCGCTTCCCGGGGAAAGAGGAGTATTACGTGTGCCTCGGCCAACCTGGAGCCGAGTTGAGCCTGTGTCACGATTCCCATCCCACCTGGTGCGGCACACCGGCGGACTACGCCATCCTCCGCGTCGTACGCGACGACTTCCGGCAGGCCGCTGCATGAGTCCGGCGCTCAGCTACGTCGAGCGCGTCCACGCGCAAAACGCTGAGCAGGTTCGCGCGTGGCGCGCGCGGCGGGCCCCAGACGTCCAAACGTGCGAATACTCAAGCGTGCAGCCGCATTCGCTCTACGTTCGCGAGTACCGGGCCCGCTTGCAGCGCCAGGGGTACGACTACCGCGGCGTTCGCGAGCAGCGCAGCCGCCGGGCCCGGTTCGCACGCGGGATCCGCCTCCTGGAGCTGGCCTGGGCGAGCGCGATGATGTACCCGCACAGGGTGGGGAGTTGGTGACTGAATGAATCCCGAGGAGATTTATTCGGGCTTCCAGGATCACGCGCGGTTCTGCCGCGAGTCGCTGATGGTCGAGGCGGAGGACAAGCGGCTGGGTCTGGTGCCCATGGTCCTCGGGCCGGGGCAGGTCAAGCTTTCCGAAGCCATCCGGCTGCAGCGAGAGAAAGAAGTCCCGGTTCGCATCATCTACCTGAAATCACGCCGCATTCAGGCGAGCACCGGCACCGCGGCCGAGTTCTTTCACGACACCATCGCGGACGGCGGAGTTCGAACGCTGGTACTCGGGCATCAGGAAGACTCGACGCGCACACTGTTCAAGATGTACCGGCGCTTTCACGAGCAATATAAGCCTTACGCCGGCGCGATCCGGTTGCCGCAACTGGTCGATTCGCGGGGGCTTCCGCTTGACACCCCGCTCTCCGAACGCCTCGATTACGGGAACCACTCGACCATCATGTGCCACACGGCCGGCAGCACGACTTACGGCCGCTCGGATCGTTTCACCAACGTGCATTTTTCGGAGTTCCCCTACTACAACAGTCCGGGCGAGATCCGCACGGCGGTGATGTCCGCGGTCCCGAAACTGCCGCACACGTGCGTGGTGATTGAGGGCACGGCGGCCACCGTAGGCGACGAGTTTCATACCATGTGTACCGAGGCGCAGGCGGGCCGCTCGGACTGGGTGTTCCTCTTCATGGCGTGGCAGGATCACCCCAGCAACCGCATGCCCCTGCCCATGCCCGTTGGGCAGTTTATGAACGGACTGAGCCGCGACGACCGGGATACCTACGAGCGGCTGGGCCTCCGTCCCGAGCAGATGTGCTGGTATCTCTACACGCTCCGGAACGACTGCAATAACGACCGGCAGAAGATGCGCCGCGAGCATCCGGCGAGTCCGGAGGAAGCCTTCACGGCGTCAAGCAGAAACCGTTTCAGCGTGCCCCACATTATGCGGATGCCCGTGCAGCGCGAGGCCATGCAGGGAGAAATCGAGGCGCGGGCGGTGGGCGACGAGGAGCGCATGGTCTGGATGCCGAACGAGGCCGGCTGTGTGAAGATGTACCGGCGCCCCGAGCGCGGCAAGGTATACGCGTGCGGGTCGGACTGTTCGCAGGGACTCGACGCCAACGAAGGCGGGTCGCCCGACTCCGATTACTGGACGGCGCAGATGCTCGATCGGGATACCGGTGAGCAGGTGGCGGTGGCCAGGGCGCGCAAGATGCCGGGCGAGTCGGGCCGCTACCTTGCCAGGTTCCTGCGCCTCTATAACAACGCGCAATGCGCCGGCGAGCGCAACCCGGGGGGCGGCGGAATCGCCATGCTCGAAGCCGTGATGGACGCGGGCTACCCGAAAGACCTGCTCTATCACGACGTCATCAACATCGAGGAGGACCCGCGCGTCCGCGGTACGCGCCTGGGCTGGTCGACGACCGGCGCCAGCCGGCCATTACTTGTTTCCTTGCTCGACGACGCGATCCGGGAAGAGTCCATCTTCGTGCGCGATCCGGAGACCCAGGCGGAGCTGCTGACGTTCGTTTATTGGCCGGACGGAAAGGCACGGGCGCAAAAACGATGCCACGACGACTTGGTGATCGGGCTCGCCCTGGCGTGGATCGTGGTTCTGCGTATGCCGCGGCCGCGGCCGAAGAGCGACCAGATGCGGCCCGAGGTGCGGAAGTACGGACAGCGGCCTGGCGAAGTAGACCCCAGGGGGGCGCGTGTTCGGCTCCGATGACCAGGATTCACAGTGCGCCGCTGCCGGCGGTCCTGCATGAGCAACTCGACGACCTGCTGTTACATCGTGAGACGTGCCAGCCGGGGCGCGACGGCTGCGCCGTCTGCGCGCGGCTGTACGCGGTCACCGGCAGCCTGCTGGCGCCGTTCGCCGAGAAGCACTACGAGATCACAATCCGGGCGCAGAGGGCGCGGGCGGCGTGATGAATCCCGCTGAGGTGGACTGGCAGCGTCGGGCAGGCCGAGACCGGGAGGGCGATAAATTCGACACTCTCGTCGCGGTTCACGGCAGCGGGCGCGTGCTGGCCCGCATCCAGTGCCCGGTGACTGCCGATGAGTACTGGTACCGGGCTTTTTACTACTGCGCCGTCCCAAAAGAAATTCTCGACCCCAGCGAAGGCTACGATTTCATGGACGCCGACTCAGCAAAGCGAGCCGTGGAGGAGACGCTGGGCAAGTTCAACCCGCTCGCCCCACCGGCGAAAATCGCGGAACGCCCGAAAGAGATAGCGTAGCTGCCCCGGCGAATAAACTGGTGTGGCTCCCAACACGCCTTTGCCGGCCTCACCGCCGGCCCCGCCCCCCGCGACCGACCAGGCCGACGCGCCGAAACCGAAGACGCAGCGCGACTTTCAGTTGAAGTGGCCGCAGGCGGAACTGTCGCGCATCGGCAACCGGGTGCTGCAGGACTACCGCGCGGCGCTGTCGGATCATAACCGCCGCATCGCGCGCTGGGCGATCTACTTCCGCAGGTGGCTCGGCAGCGTGGACACTCCCGCTGTGGGCGAAGAGGGCGCGTCGAACCTCCCCGTTCCCTACATCAAGTGGAACATTCTGACCAAATGGGCCAAGGAAATGGACGCGCTTTTTGGCGACGACGCCGAGATTGTGGCCGTGCCGGTCGGCGCTTCCGACTATAAGCGCGATAAGAAAATCGGCAAATACATGAGCTGGCGGGTGTTCAACTCCATGAAGCTGACCAGCCGCTTTTGCGAGTTCGTTTTGCGCAAGCTACTGTTCGGCCGCTCGATCGCCTACGCGCCGTGGAAGCGCGACACGTTCGAGGTTTTGAACCCTCAACGCGACTATCAGCCCGAGGAGGTCGTCGATTACGAAGGGCCGGAGTTCGAACCGCTCTGGCCGGACGATTGGATCGTGCCCGTGGAGGAGGTCAAGAGCCTCCATGAGTTCAGCTTCGTGATCCGGCGGTATCGTACGACGCCCGACAAGCTACTCAAGGGCGAAGAGGACGGGCGGTATCAGGGCATCACCAAGAACTGGGATCAGATCCTCGCGCTGGCGCAGCGCGGCATGCAGCGCGCCTGGGAAGGCGAGGAAATCAAGCTCGAAAAAGACGAGATGGAGGGGCTGCAATACCAACGGCCACTCTCCTCGGGCGAGTCCGTGATGGTGCTCGAATGGTACGGGCAGTGGCGGCCGCTGCGGAAAGGCCCGCGCGGCGGCATGTCCGACGCGAGCGAGTGGGACACTAAGCGCCGCGAGATGACGCACGGCGAGTTCGTGGTGCGCTATATCCTGGACCTGAACCTGTGTATCGGCATCCAGGACCTGCGCGAGCTGTATCCCACGAAGAAGCACCGGCGACCGTTCGTCGAAGCATCGATGTTCAAAGACGGGCGCTATTGGTCGGCGGGCATGGCCGAGCTGCTCATCGATCTCGAAGACGAACTGCGCGTCAACCATAACCAGGCGACCGAAGCGGGGCAGTTGGCGATGACGCCGATGTTTGGGTACCGGCCGGCGTCGGGCGCCAATCCCGACACGTTCAAGGTCGAGCCAGGGCTTTTCATTCCGCTGGATAACCCGCAGACGGACGTCGTGCAGATCAAGATCAGCGCGAACATGGAGATCGCGCAGTGGAAAGAGCAGTGCGTGCTGGCCTACGGCGAGAAACTCACCGGCCAGGGCGATTTGCAGATGGGCAGGCAGAGCGACCGGCCGAACGCGCCGCGCACGGTCGGGCAAACCGTTTCGCTGCTCGAAGAGGGCAACGTCCGGATCTCGCTCGACACCAAGGTGCTGAGAGAGGACATGGCGGGCGTACTGGCGCACTTCTGGGACCTGGAATATATGTTCTCGCCCGAGCAGACCTTTTTCCGGGTCACCGAGGAGGACGCGGCGGGCCTGTTCCCGGTGAACGACGGCGGCTCGATGTTGACCATGGACGATCGGGACGGGCGCTACGATTTCCGGCTGCAGTTCGCCAACAGTGTGTATTCGCGCGAGGCTAAGAAGCAGCAGGCCTTGGCGCGCTACCAGCTCGATTTGCAGAACCCGCTGATTGTGCAGAACGCGCCGGCGCTGTGGGAAGTCACCAACCAGGCGCACGAGGCGCTGGGGGATCCCAATTTTGGGGACATGGTTCCGAAGCCGCCGAAGCCCGACGCTTCGGTGGATCCGAAGACCGAATGGGTGGAGCTGCTGCACGGCGAAGACATCCACGTCAATCCGCAGGATAACGATCTGCTGCACATGATCCGGCACATGCGCGACCTGAAGGCGGCCGAAGCGGCGCCAGGCGGCGCGACGGGCGACCCCGACTCGGTCAAGAAGATGGCGCTCCACTACCACGAGCACATCCAGCAGTTGCAGCAGAAGAGGCTCCAGCAGGCCGTTGTCGAGCAGGCGGTGCAAGCAGCCCAAGCTCTTGCAGGCGCCGGGAAACCGCTTGCGTTTCCGAACGGCCTGTTTGGCAATGCGCCCCAGGAGCCGGCGGGGAACCCCGCGGCCACGGGGCCGGCGATCTACAGCGGACACGCGGAGGACCTGCACGGGGAATCGTAGGTGAATAAAAGTGAATAACCCTCGCCCCGTCCGTTCCGACGCGGTGGCGGCGGACCTGTTCGACAAGATGCTGGCCAGCGCGGAGTTCGGCAAATTGTGGACGCGTGTGACCGCCGAGCGCGATCGCGCGGCCTCCCGGTGCTTGCGAGAAACCGACCTGGTAGAGCTGCGGCGGGCGCAAGGGGCGGCGGCGGCGCTCACGGCCGCGCTGGGGTTGCCGGCGCAGATGCTCGGCGAGATGCGAGCGGGCAAGCGATAACTGTCGAAGACCCCGGTATGCATTACGCAAACGGACAAGAAGCGAAGCTCGGAGACCTGGTTTACCAGCGCTCCGATTATCCCGGCGGACCCGAAGTGGTTGGCGTACTAATCGCTGCGAAGGCCTCCTCGGAACCCTGCACCGCCACTATGCTGGCGCTGGCCACCCGCTATGACAGCGACCTTGGCCCAACCATCTGGACGCCAGGGATAGCCGGAAGCTCCTGGTGCACGACGGTCCCGAAGCTGTTGCCGCTCTCTCCGGCGGCAATGCCTGTTTCTCCGGACGCGCCGCCCCCCGACGCTCCGCCCTGTTCCGACCAGGCATAATGAGCGGCGTCGTCATCGCCGTCGCCTGCAACTACTGCTCGAGGCAGCGCGCGCCGTTCCGCGTCCACCGCATGACGTCGGGGCAACACATTTGCGACGACTGCCTGGCGTGGCACTTTCACGCGCTCGATTTCCTGGGTGGGGCGACGCCTAAGGGGTGTCAGGAATGCGGCCGGACATGGGAAACCATGCAGGCCGAATCGCCCGACGCCGAGCTGGCCATCCGGGTTTTCGTGGTGGCGAAGGACGGCATCTATCAGATGCTCTGCGCACCCTGTGCGCAAGCATTCCTGCCGAAGACCCCCGATCTCTATAAGGGAACCAAATTTGGAAGCGAGGTTTTACATCTATGAGTCCACAAGTACCCGCGGCCGCGCCGGCCGCCCCTGTCGTCGCGGCTCCGGATCCGGCCGCCAGACTGGCCGCGCTCGAAGCCGAGAACACGGCGCTCAAAGGCTCCGTTACGGAGCATCAGAACAATGCCCGCTTCTGGTTCGACAAGGCCAAGACGGCCGCGCCGGCAGCGCCCGCGAAGGCGGCCGAGCCCGAGGCCGAGACAGATATGCTCGAACTGCTCACCACCGGCGGTGAGAAGGGCTTGCTGAAGCTGCTCAAGACCAAAGGCTTCATGAGCACCGAGCAGGCCGAGCACATGATCGAGAGCCGCGTCTCGCAGGTGCAATCCGAGCAGAAGCTGCTCAAAG